TGGATTGGAAGGGTGCTAAACGCAAAGGTACATACATGTTTACAATAGATTGGTCATGGGAAGCAAAGGGATCCAATCTTGATACAAACTTCTCAGAAGATCCAGAACACAAATGTGCTCACATGTTTAGAATGGATGACGGCAATTTCTTTGCTTATCCTAACAATAGAACAGTTTGGTATGATGATGCATTCATGGAAGAAAGACTGCAAAAGAATCCTGGATATCTGATTGACCAAAACTTTTACACAGTAGAAAATACCAGAGAAGACTCGATTACTGATGATTCATACTTTACTCAGTTTGAGAGAGAAACACCTACACAATTCAATATCAAAGACGACAGTAAATAACACTATGAAACTGCAAGAACTACTCGATGTGCCTGTACAACTCAAGGATCCACAATCGCCTGGCACTAGAGGTCTACAATTGCGTAAAAAACGACCACAACGCAGATACTTTGAGTATATGCATATGGTCAAAGAAGACATAGACTATTGTGCCAACTGCGGTAACCTTATATTACCAGAAGCATACAAAGGTGGACTGAGAAAATGGTTCAAAGACAAATGGGTAAACATTGCCAAAAAGAAAAAAGGTGGTGGTCATCCCGAGTGTGGCACATCAGGTGACAAAGAAGGCTATGCAAAATGTGCACCAGCATCCAAAGCAAGATCTATGACTAAAAAACAAAAAGCATCAGCAGTAAGAAGAAAACGTTCTGCACAACGCAAAGCAGGCAGACCTGGCAAAGAGTCTGGTGGCGCAGGCAAAAAACCAATAAACGTAAAGACTAAAAAATAATAGACAAACTTTTGATTAGACTACATACTAATAGGTATGTTTGAATTAATCAATCAATTCGAAAATAAAATTGCAGAATTTTTTGGTTCTCCGTATGCTGTTGCCACAGACTCATGCACACACGGAATCGAATTGTGTTTGCGACATACCAAAGCAAATTTTATTACTATTCCTACCAGGACTTATATTTCTGTTCCATTCACAGCAATAAAACTAAATTTAGATTGGAATTGGGATAAATCAGAATGGCAAGATTATTATTATCTTGGCAACACCAACATTATTGATTCTGCTGTATTATGGAAAAAAGATTCTTACATACCAGAGACCTACATGAATTTAAGTTTTCAATTTAAGAAACATCTTAATCTTGGAAGAGGTGGAATGATTCTTACAGATAATAAAATGTCATATGACACATTGAAGAAAATGGTCCACGATGGACGAACTACCAACATTCCATGGGCAAAACAAGATATTACTGATATAGGTTATCATTACCATATGACTCCCGAAACTGCACAATTAGGTTTGCACAAATTAGAGAGTGCTATACAAACAGTGCCAAAACAATGGACTATCACAGAGTGGCCTGATCTAAGTAAAATGTCAGTGTTTGCCAACAGCAACAGTTGACTTTCAATCTAATCACAAGTATAATAAACAAACAAGGAGTTTTTTATGAACAAAGTTTTTAATTCAGAAGAAGTGGCCAAGTTGACGCAAGTCATCAACGACGGCATGAAAGTTAAACAAGAAGTAAAAGATCTTTCAGAAGGATTGAGAGATACTGTAAAAGCAGTGGCAGAAGAAATGGAAATAAAACCAGCAGTGCTTAGCAAAGCAGTAAACATTGCGTTCAAAGAATCATTATCAGCAGAAAGAGAAGATTTTGAATACTTAGAAACTATTTTGGAAGCGGCTAAAAAAGCCTAATGAATCCTATAAACATCTTAAAATGGAGTGGCACTAGTTTACTGGTAATCGGTACTGGTGTCAATTCATTAGGATATTATCCACAAGGTCCTATATTGCTAGTGTTCGGTGGATTGGCTTGGTTAACAGTTTCTATACTGTGGAAGGAACCTGCACTGATTGTAACTAATTCTGTTCTTGCACTAGTCGGCATAGGCGGATTGTTTATAAATTATATTACACAATGAGTTATGTTGATGCACTATTTGACAGAGACACAGACAAGATATCTGTAGTTGAAAGAATAAATGGCGAAAGAAAGTATCTTGAATATCCTGCAAGATACGTAGGATACTACGATGATCCAAAAGGCAAATTCAAATCTATATTTGGCACACCTGTTTCAAGAATAGCCACTAAATCTGGAAAAGAATTTAAACGTGAAGTTGCCATGCAAAATGGCAAACGTCTGTATGAATCTGATATAAATCCTATCTTTAGATGTCTAGAAGAAAATTATCTTAACAAAGATGCTCCAGAACTTCAAGTTTGTTTTTTTGACATAGAAGTTGACTTTGACCCAGCCAAAGGCTATGCTAAACCTGCAGACGCATGGGCGCCTATAATATCAATCACTGTGTATCTGCAATGGTGCGATCAATTGATCACTCTTGCTATTCCGCCTAAAGATTTTCCTAATCCAGAAATTATAGAACAAGAATTTGAAAATACTATGCTGTGTCCCACTGAAGCAGACATGTTGGACAAATTTATTACACTGGTTGAAGATGCAGACGTGCTGTCAGGTTGGAATTCAGAAGGATTTGATATTCCATACACTGTGAACAGAATACAAAAAGTGTTAAGCAAAGATGACACAAGACGACTGTGTTTGTGGCAGGCTATGCCACGAAAAAGAATGTTTGAAAGATTTGGCAAGGAAGAACAAACCTATGACATAATTGGTCGTGTGCATTTGGATTACATGCAACTGTACAGAAAATACACATACGAAGAAAGGCATTCATATGCACTGGATTTTATTTCAAAAATGGAATTGGGCGAGCAGAAGACTCCGTATGAAGGCACACTAGATACGTTGTATAATAAAGACTTTGTAAAGTTCATTGAATATAATAGACAAGACGTTGCACTTTTAGGTAGACTAGATGAAAAATTAAAGTTTATAGCACTGTCTAATGAACTTGCTCATCAGAACACAGTGTTGATTCAAACTACCATGGGTGCTGTGGCAGTGACTGAACAGGGCATTATCAACGAAGCACACAGACGTGGCATGGTTGTTCCGGACAGAATCAAACGTGAGCCAGGATCGACTCCAGCCGCGGGTGCGTATGTGGCATATCCTAAAAAAGGCCTGCATGACTGGATAGGGTCAATTGATATCAATTCACTGTATCCATCTGTAATTAGAGCATTGAATATGGGTCCGGAAACTATTGTAGGTCAATTACGTCCTATCGATACCGATGCTTCTATCGAACACAAAATGGCTAATAAGATGACATTTGCAGGTGCATGGGAAGGTGAGTTCGGTACACTGGAGTATTCTGCTGTCATGCGTAAAGACAGAGCCCAAAGCATTACTATTGATTGGGAAAATGGTGAAACAAATATTTTAAGTGCGGCAGAGGTTTATGACTTGATATACAACAAAGATCAACCATGGTTTTTGAGTGCAAATGGCACAATTTTTACACATGAATTTGCAGGAGTTATTCCTGGACTTTTGGAACGTTGGTATGCTGAAAGAAAAGAATTGCAGAAAAAAATGCGACAATCTGCCGCGGCAGGCAACAAAGTTGAACAAGCATTTTGGGATAAAAGACAACTTGTTAAAAAAATTAACTTGAACAGTTTGTATGGTGCTATTCTTAATCCTGGTTGTAGATTCTTTGATATCAGAATTGGTCAATCAACCACACTCACAGGAAGATGTATCACAAAGCACATGGCGGCAAAAACAAATGAAATTATCACAGGCGAATATGATTACAGAGGAGATTCCGTTATATATGGCGACACTGACTCTGTGTACTTTTCAGCATATCAACCTTTGAAGAAAGAAATTGATGCAGGCAATGTGCCATGGACAAAAGATTCTGTTGTGCAATTGTACGACTCTGTTGCAGAAGAAGTTAACAAGTCTTTTCCAAAGTACATGCAACAGGCGTTTAACTGTCCGGCCACTTATGGTAAAATTATTGCAGGTGGTAGAGAAGCAGTTGGTTCAAAAGGATTATTCATCACTAAAAAAAGATATGCTATGAAGATCTATGACTTGGAAGGTGAACCAGTTGATAAAATCAAAGCAATGGGTCTTGATCTTAAACGTTCAGACACTCCTGCTTACATACAGGACTTCTTGTCTGATGTGTTAGATAAAGTGTTAACCGGTGCTGAAGAAGAAGAAGTTATGGATTTTATTGCTGGCTTTAGACTAGAATTCAAAAAGATGCCGGGATGGGAAAAAGGATCTCCTAGACGTGTAAACAAACTAACAGAATATCATTCTCGAGAAAAACGTAAAGGTAAAGTGAACATGCCAGGTCATGTGAGAGCGGCTATAAATTATAATACTTTAAAAAAGGTCTATAACGACAGATATTCTATGGATATCATCGATGGACAAAAATGTATTGTGTGCAAACTAAAAGACAATCCTATGGGGTACACGTCGATTGCATATCCAACAGATGAGTTGCGTATTCCCGATTGGTTCAAAGAAATGCCTTTTGCTGATGCCGAAATGGAAGCAACATTGATCAACAAAAAATTAGATAATTTAATTGGTGTGTTAGACTGGGATCTAGGTAACTCAGAAGCAGACAATACTTTTGACAAACTATTTGGATAAATTATTTAAACAATGGTATCTAGGCGTCAAATTAAACAAGCAATTAAAGTTTTAGAAGAAGCATGTGAAGAAGAGTTTTCTGGAGTAAAATACGAATTAAAAAATGCTCTTTCCACTGCTAAAAGTCTTATGGAAGAGTCAGACAAAAAAATACTAGCACTGTCGCATGACCAAGGAATGTCTCAAATAGTTTTTGGGTTTACTGAAGATTATGTTAAAAACTTAGAAATTAAACATTCTAAAATAGTAAAAAATTTTATCAATCTTTGGTGTACTAAACAAGCAGATTGGAGATACCCATGGTGTTTTACCTGTCCTAATCATATTGATTATGTTTACCATGCAGTCAAATCTCATTTAGTTTATGTTTGTACAAATCATGTTACTCAACAAGAACTTGTGCATAATACTTTAACAAAAGTTGCAAAGACTGAATGGGCACAAGCAACAATGTTTAGAGTAAAACCATTAGAGTTTACAGGGCACATTAGAGATCAACATGTGCCTTTTTATCAAATAGGTACTGCAATTAGTTTGGATTATGTGCCATATTTTAGCATTGAGCAAATACGTATTTTTATAAGTTCTCTAGAAAAAATACTTAGACCAGGTGGACAAGCACTTGTACATTATGCTGACGGAGAACTAACATTAGAATGGGAATCATTTATAAACAAAGAAATTTCATTTTGTTCACAGGATATGCTAGAACAAATTGCCAAAGACAGTAATTTAAAATCCGAATTTTTCCATATAGACACAAAATACTCTTTTGTAGTTTTAACAAAACCAGGTGCTAAAGTAAGCATCAAAGGACATTTAACAAAGATCGAATCAGAGGATTGACTTTCGATCTAATTACAAGTATAATAAGTTAACAAGGAGATACACGCATGAAAGACATACTACAAGATATTGTTGCTCACACACATTCACTAGGCTTTATAGAACTAGTAAAAATTGTAGGAGATGACAAACAAACAGAGTTAGACGCAATGGCCGAAGACAGAGCAGTTGTTGTAAAAGCACAGATGCATAAGCCAGTTTCTGACATACAAGGAACATTTGGAATGTCTAATTTGGGGCAATTAGATATTATTTTAAAGATTCCAGAATACAAAGATGCAAAAATAACAGTGAACACACAAGAACGAAACGGTGAAACTGTGCCAACAGGTTTGCATTTCGAAAATACTATAGGTGATTTTCAAAATGATTATAGATTTATGAGTAAAGAGATTGTGGAAGAAAAATTAAAGTCTGTGCAATTTAGAGGAGTAACTTGGCACGTAACAATAAATCCAACTATGCCTGATATCATGAGACTGAATCATCAAGCATCTGCAAACTCGCAAGAACAAGTGTTCACAGTTACTACAGATGGTGACGAATTAAAATTCAAATTTGGAGATGCATCATCACACGCAGGCGAATTTACATTTGCAAAAGGTATTACAGGTGCTTTAACAAAATCATGGTCATGGCCAATAGCACAGATTACTTCAATACTAAAATTGCAAGAAAAGTCTAGCAGTTGCGAGATGGCTTTTTCAGATGATGGTGCGGCGCAGATTACTATAGACTCTGGTATGGCAAAATATCAGTACATACTACCTGCACAAACAAAATAAATGAACAAGAATCTTACTGAAGTACAAAAAGACTATGCTGTGTTTCTTCCGGCTCTTAGTGGATTCTATGCGACATTTATAGGCAAACAACGTGTTGATAATACCTATGTTGATCCAGCACGTATGCCTGCTAACTTTAACGGCAATATGGAGAGTCTCAATTGGCTCAATCCAAAAGATTCTCTGTTTGAATATAATTGGACATTATACTCGGCCGGTCATGCAGAATTAGACATCAACAAAGATTCTCCTAAAGAAGATATGATTCGCAATCGTGATAGAAACACATCATGGTTGCTGGGTGACTCTGGAGGATTCCAAATAGGTAAAGGCGTGTGGGAAGGCAACTGGAAAGACATTGACTGCCCACGTGCAAAGAAAAAACGTGAACAAGTTCTTGCTTGGATGGACGCTTACATGGACTATGGCATGATATTAGATATTCCTGCGTGGGTGGCTCGTTCTCCTGAAGGAGTAAAAGCAACAGGAATTAGCACGTACCAAGAAGCAGTAGATGCTACACGTATTAATAATGATTACTTTATGAAGAATAGAAACGGCAACTGTAAATTCTTAAATGTATTGCAAGGTGAAAATCATGCAGATGCAGATGACTGGTATGAAAGAATGAAAGATTACTGTGATCCCAAAGTATATTCAGATCATTTCAATGGTTGGAGTATGGGTGGACAAAACATGTGTGATGTTCATCTGGTTCTAAAACGCTTAGTTGCTTTGCGATTTGACGGACTGCTAGAAAAAGGCAAACATGACTTCATGCATTTCTTGGGTACATCCAAACTTGAATGGGCCACACTGCTCACTGACATTCAAAGAGCAGTAAGAAAATATCACAATCCCAACTTTACTGTAACATTTGATTGTGCATCTCCTTTCCTAGCAACAGCAAATGGACAAATTTACTGCGAGTTAGAAACCAATGATAGAGAAAAATGGGTGTACAGAATGGTGCCAAGCATTGACAACAAAGCAATGTCAACAGATACCACTCCATTTGCAGAAGCATTTGTGAGAGAAGGTAAACATCATAGTTTCCTAGACTCACCTATTAGTAACGGACTTACAGCAAAAGATATATGCATATACGGACCAGGCGACCTAAATAAGATCGGTAAAGAAGGTAAAACATCATGGGATTCGTTCTCATATGGAATCATGATGGGACACAATGTATGGATGCACATTAACGCAGTTCAAGAAGCAAATAGACAATACGATAATGGTATAATTCCTAAGATGTTAGTTGAAGAAAAATTTGATAGGGTTTATTTCAAAGATATTGTTGAAGCCATATTTGCAACGGATGACAGACAAGTAGCAGATGCTATAATACAAGAATATAGCAAATATTGGCAGAGTATTATTGGTACTAGAGGAGCAACAGGTAAAAAAACAGTGAATGCATCAACTATGTCTAATAATTTATTTAGGGAGGCTTAATGGTAGAAGAACAGAATGATATCAAACAGGAACTTAAGAAAATTAAAAAACGTGTGAAACAACTAGAAGCACAAAGAGAACTAGTTAGAGCATGGGAACACAAAGCAGAACTATTAGATCTAAAAAAACAAAAATTAAAATACAAAGAGATGGCCAATAAAAATGAAACGTGATTATGATAACGGTGTAAAAGATAATGTAGTTTTCTTTACAGGCAAAGAAGTTGAAAAAACTCCAACATACGGTCAAGAAACATTGTTTGTGGTAGGTGTACACTCTTCTAAAAAAATCAAAGCAATGGCAAAAAAGAATAATGCCACACACATATATCTTGGTGCTAATCATTCAATGAAACACCTAGGCGGTGAATATTACGAAAGTCTGCTGAGAATTATCGAAACCTTACTTGAAGACTATTACGTAACTTTAGACATTCCTATAACTCCTAGAATTCCAGGCATAGATGATCTATTAAAACATCAAAAATTTACAGTGGTATATGCATTGCCAATAGAAAATATCATGCAAATGAAAGGCAATGTAGTAATAAAATTAGATGACCGTGACTACAAAGCAACTAATCCAGGAGTATGGTGTTGGTCAGTAAGAGACATGATGACTGAAAAGCATTTTACTGATTGGGCAGAATACAGTAAGGACAAAGCAATATGAAAAATATTTGGGTAAAATTCTGTAAAGAAGGTATTCACAAATATCCTGCGGCACTGACTGATCCTGATCTTAAAGGCGTAGAATTCTTAGGATATCCACACAGACACATCTTTCATTTCAAAGTAATGATAGAAGTATTCCATGATGATAGAGACATAGAATTTATTTTGTTTAAAAGATGGTTAGAAGATTTGTATCGAGGCACACTAGAACTTGATTATAAGTCATGTGAAATGATTGCAGATGATTTAGCAATAACAATACAAACAAGATATCCTGGCAGACAAATCACAATCGATGTGTCAGAGGATGGAGAAAATGGGTGTTCATGCACCTATGACAAACAAACAAACTGATGACAGTATACATAGTAGACATTGAAGCAGTAGAAACACGTTACACAGCACAGTGGAAGAAACACTTACCTAGGCAAATCGAAAGAAACACTAATTGTAAAGTGGTTACTATATCAGGTGGCGAAACTCCACAGGCAACAACACCTGGAGCATTTTTAAACTTTGGTGGTACTAATGTATACAAATCTAAACAGTTAGAAATTATTGCTGAAAAATTCTGTAATGGTCAAGTTAAAGACGGAGACTATTTCCTCTATACAGATGCTTGGAACCCAACTGTGATTCAACTGAAGTATATGGCAGAACTGTTAGGTGTAAAAATTAAAATAGGCGGCATGTGGCATGCAGGTTCATATGACCCACAAGACTTTCTAGGCAGATTGATCGGCAATGCTAACTGGGTTCGACATGCTGAACGATCAATGTTTTACTGTTATGACCACAATTACTTTGCCACTGACTTTCATATCAACATGTGGAATGAAGTCTTTCTAAACCTAACATATGGAATGACACACCAAGATGCTAAGGTAGTACGCACAGGATGGCCTATGGAATACATGCATCATGAACTAGATGAATATACCGGATTAACAAAGAAAAACTTGATTCTTTTCCCTCACCGACTGGCTCCTGAAAAACAACCAGAAATATTTTATGATCTTAAAGATGCAATGCCACAGTATGAGTTTGTAGTGTGTCAAGAAAAACAATTAAAGAAGCACGAATATCACAATCTCCTAGGAGAAGCAAAATTAGTGTTCAGTGCTAATCTACAAGAAACATTGGGCATATCAGGCTTTGAGGGATTGTTGGTAGACACTATTGCAATGGTTCCGGATCGACTATCATATAAAGAAATGTTCCTTGATACTTTTAAATATCCTAATGTATGGACTCAAGACATACAGAGTTATCAGCAGAACAAACAAAAAATTATAGACAGAATTGTTGACTTAATAGAAAATTATTCTAAATATATTGCAGAAATTAACAGACAAAAGAAAAAATTGCAGACAGAATTTTTTACAGGAGACACCTTGTATAAAACAATAAATGATAGTACAATATAATCATGATATCGGAACAAATTAAAAAAAGAATAAAAGATGCAGGTGCAAAATTTTGGGCGAGTGACAACATCAGTCAATTCATCCATGAAGGCGAAAAAGAAGAACTTGTAAAAGAACTTACAGGAAAATTTGAAGATGTACTAGACAGTTTGGTCATTGACAGACAAAACGATCCTAACAGCATGGAAACTGGCAGACGTCTTGCAAAAATGTACATCAATGAATTAATGAGTGGACGATATAATCCTATACCAAATGCAACTGCTTTTCCTAATCATGTCGAAGAAGGGTATAAAGGCATGTTGGTTGTAAGAAGTGAACTTAAAAGTGTGTGTTCACATCATCATCAACCAGTTACAGGTACAGCATATATTGGTATCATTGCAGGCGAAAGACTAATAGG